AGAGGACTGGTTTGATTTGCAAAGCCACCACCGCCGCCGCCAAGATAACCATTGCCACCCGCAAAGTTTTTAGCACCACCGTCACCAGCACCCCACGGAATTGTAGTGCTTGTGGGAGAAGCCGTTGTTGTGCTGCCCGCAGAGAAAAGGGAACCAGCAACACCACCATCACCACCCGTAAAGTTACCTTTACCGCCAGCACCACCGTAAGCGGTAAGCAGAGTAGCACCACTGCCGAATGTACTGTTACCACCCGGATTACCGTTACCAGCGGCTGTAGCAGCAGCACCGCCACTTGCAACAGAGTAAGCCACAGTACCACCAACAGAACCAAGATCGGACTTGAGGTACAGGCGTTCTGCATAAGCACCACCGCCACCACCACCAGCATCGTTAGATGTTGCGCCACCCTTACCGCCAGAACCACCAGCACCCCAAGCTCTGACAAGAACAAATGTACCAGAAGATGGGATAGTCCAGTTACCAGAACCAGAGGTATAAGGCGTCATAACAGCAGAGCTGCTAGTGACAGTCGTCCAAGTAGGTGCAGCACCTGCACCACCGGATGTCAGAACCTGACCGGATGTACCATAATTAGCGCCACCAATCCCAATCTGTCCAGCAGGGCCAATACGGAAACGCTCTGTTGCTGAAGAGGAAGCGTTCGCCGTTCCAAATCGAATAGAGGAAGACATTGATGTGCCAGATGTAACAGTATCAGCATACGAATCAATGCGTGTAATTGTGTTAAAGTTACCACTTCCATTATGTCCAGCACCAAAAATGCTACCAAGAGCATCCCCGCTAGAGATAATGGTTGGAGAAGCTTTTGTCCCGCGCCCTTTGTAAAGCTGAATTGAAGATGCGTTAGCATCGTCTGCATACCGATACATTTGCATTAATGTGGTTGCATCACCCTCAACTCGGAAAACAGATGATGAAGCATCATACATGTGTAGCTTAACTAGTGGAGAGACGCCAACGCCAATATTACCACCGGAGGTGACAACAAACCTTTGTGTACCGCTGGTATAAATATCAACAGAGCCAGCATCAGTAGAGTAAAGGCTCAATGCGCCTGTACCGCGATGGACAAGCTGAGAAACGGCATTAGCCCCGCTAGCACCGCGAAGAAGGCGAAGGCCATAGTCTGTGTAGGTTGCATCGCCGACAAGATCAACAAACGCATTACCATTCCCGGAGCGACCAGCGCCGATTTCGATAGACCTACCTTCAGTTGTTGCTGCAGTAAGCGAAAGACTTCCGCTTGCAGTAATGCCACCGCCCGTAGTCACGGCGCCCGTAGCATCAACTACAAAGGCTGTAGAGTCAGGATTTGTGCTATCCTCAACACGAATAGCTTCACCAGTTCCAAGCTGCGTAATACGAAGCGCAGGGTTGGTGTTGTCGGTGACAGAGATAATCTGGTTCGCAGTGAAGGTATTTGATGCACCTGTACCAGCAGCATCGGTAATACCGTAGCCAGACAGAGTGGTAGGTTTAGATGTAAGGTCAGCAAAAGCGTGGGTATGAGAAGCAGTAGCATAGTTGCTGTCTGCATACTTGGTCCACAAACCAGTAGAAGCATTGTAACGAAGGATGTCACCAGTGCTAGGGGATGCTGCACTTACGTTATGCAGTTCATCAATCTCATAGCCATTCTGGATATTGACAAAGATTTCACCAGCAACTGCGTGAGAACGGACAACAAAGCCTACAAACACTGCATGGTCAGGAGCAGTAGGTTTAGTTGCAGTATAAGCACCAGCAGTAGTTGGAGACAACCAAAGAGCTGCACCTTCGGTAAAAGCTGAGGTATCTAACTGTCGAACAAGTCCCTGTGTAGTAACAAAACCAGTACCACCAGCAGTAATAGCTTCAGTAACGACACCAAAGGTCTTAGAAGAGCTAGCTTCACTGTTACCAAGAGCACGAGCAACCTTAACACGGTTACCTTGAGCACCAGTAATATAGACTACTTCACCGTCTACAAGAGTAGTGGCTTCTTGGTTATAACAAAGTTGTACTTGCTCTTGACCAATCTGAAGGTTAACGTTGCCACCCTTCAAACCAAGGGTTACAGTACCGTTACCATCATCCCACACCATTCTACCAGCAGCGGTAGAGGCAGCAGATGTAGTGTCAAATTGAATAAAGTCAGGTGAGGAAATCCCACCTGTAATACCAGTCATGCTGGTAATATCAGAGTTAGCATCAGACTTAGCATAGTTACTGTCAGGGTAATCTACCCAGGCAGTACCATTAAATCGAAGAACATCTCCAGTAGCAGCAGCCGTAATAGTTACGTCAGTGAGGTCATCCAACACAGATGCACCACCACCGCCTGTGACTGTACCCCAGACTGTGTCGTAGTCAGTACCGGAGTTCTTCTTAAGGACTTGACCAGTAGTACCACCAACAGGTACACCTACACCATTGGCCCCAGCAGCACCCGTGGCTCCTGTTGCACCCGTAGCGCCAGTAGCGCCAGTAGCGCCCGTAGCCCCGGTGTCACCTTTGGGGATTACAAAGTCAAAAACTGCAGCAGCTGAGTTGCCAGAGTTGGTGATCGTAACACTGGAGCCAGCAGCACCAGTGGTGACAGTACCGACAGCAATGGTAGCAGCTGCACCAGCGGGGCCAGTGGCACCAGTAGCCCCTGTGAGGCCGGTAGAGCCTGTAGCACCCGTTGCCCCGGTATCACCCTTGTCACCCTTGGCACCCGTCTGACCAGCCTGGCCTTGGGCACCCTGAGGACCTTGGTCACCCTGAGCACCCTTGAGGGAGAACAGGACACTGCCCCAGCCGCCACCAGACTTCTGGTACACGTCACCGTTGGAGCGAATATAGAAGTCCCCATCGGCACCAGAGCCACCAGATGGGGTACCAGAGCCAGTAAGCCACTTGGACGAAATAAAGTCCCACGAAGTCCCGTTCCAGGTCTTCAGGCGGTTACCGACACTGTTAAAATAAATAGCCCCGGCAATGAGGGCGTTACCATCATTATCCAGGGTGGGATCGGACGTCTTCGCACCCAGATAACGATCATCAAAATTATCGTACAGGGCAGCGGTGTTGTTGTAGATTGTGGTGACCTGGTTGATCAGGGTGTCAAACTCAGCCTTGCGGACCGGTTCGGTATTACCAACAGCAGCCGGAAGATTCTGAATCCGGTAGCTGTTCATATCCAGGTTGGCATTCATCGAGTTGGGAGAGGTCCCATCCCGATAGAGGCACAGCTCAAGAGCAGCCTCGATCAGCGCATTGTTGGCGTTGATTGCCGAGATAGCACTAGCTTCGTTCGTAAGAGTAGTCAGGTCTGTGAGGGTAATCTTGGCCATTATATCTCAAAGAATAGACGAACGAAGGAAAAGGGGAGTGGGGAACCCTTAGAGGCTCCCCACCCAAGGCAAGCTACCCGAAATTACGGGTAGAAGAAGCGGACGCGCACCTTGATGGCACCAGCGGTGAACGGATGCGAAGCGTGAGCCGAGTTGGCCACGGTAATCACACCATTCTCCGAGATGGACGTACCAAGCAACGCACCAGCACCAGTGCCGCTGACCTTGGTCGTCACCTTCGAACCCACCGTGGCGAGGCCAAGAGCCGTGCCAGTGGCAGACGAGGTCAGAAGACCATCATGGTCAAGTTCGGTCGAACGATCCGAAGCCTTCTTGAGGCCCAGTACAAACGTGCCGGAACCCACAGTGCCGGAAGATGTGAAGGCAGTCGTAACCACCGTCTCCACCTCTTCAACACGGGCACCCTTGGGGATCACAACGCCAAAAGCGTCAGAACCGGGGATAGCCGTGGTGGCAGAAGCCACATCGGTGTAGGAAAGGTCAAACTCGACCTCGTGAGCGCCGTTGATAAGGGGCTTAGCGCCACCCTTGGTAACCACAGCCTCGCTCGCACCATAACGGACGAGCAGGCCATCGGCATTAACGGAAGAAGCCATAAGTGTATCTCCTAATTAAATGGGGTTAGTTGACTAAGACCAGATTAGACCTGGTCCGTGTCGGTGACGACAACCACCACGTTCTCAGGACGATACAGCTTGAAGCCGTAACGGCAGGTCGTGACATACTCTTCACGCTGCATGTCCTTGTTGTACTCCGAGTCCACTTTCGGGGACTGACGGATGGAGCCCACGAAGGGCAGCACGTCAGGGGCAGCAGAGAAGAACAGGTTGGCCACACCAGCGCCGGAGGTCACACCACCGATCGTCTCGTTCACGCCGGTCTTGAGGTTCTGCGACACGTACACGTCGAAGCCGTACACGTTGCTGATGAACTTCATGCCGGTGCTGATGCCGGACGACACGATACCTTCCCAACGCGGGTTGTTAGACACGTTGACAAGGTTGGTGAGGGTCGACAGGGTGTATTCCACCGAGGGGTCGACAATCGCCACAAGGTTCACCATCGGCACGTTGGCCTTCTGGAGCGCGTAGCGGGCCTTGGCGAAGTCCTGCAGGGCAATCACTTCGTTGGTGCCAGAACCGATCCAGCGGTGAGAAGCGCCGTTGATAGCGTTGGTCGAGCCAGAGGTCTGGGCAGACGGGGCGAGGTCGAGGATGTCAACTTCCATGGCCTTCGCAATCGCACGGTGCTGCTTCGGCACGAACGAGCTGACGAGGCGGGACATATAGAAGCTGTCCTGCTTCATCTTCTCGGTGATGAACGTAGCCGAGCTCTTGTACTTGTTGATCGTGAAGGTGAAGTTGCCGGTATCGAGGCCGGTGTACTTAACCGCCTGACCTTCCGAGTAGTCAGCCACTTCGGCCTGACCGATCGACGGAATGTTCAGGGTGTCGCCATCCGGGAAGTCCGTGATCATGTCGACGTACTTCGTGGCGAAGAGTTCATCAAGGAGGACTTCCTTGATCTGGTTCGACCAGAGATTCGAACGAATCAGATGGTCGTTGGAGGAGGTAGAAAAGCCAGCCATTTGGGCCTATTCCTTTTTAGTTAGTTTGAGGGTTAGGAATAGAACTTCTCACCCAGCTTCATGGCCTGGCGGTGCAGATCGTTCTGGACTTGAGCGGACCAATACCGTGCCGGATCTTCCTTGCGGATCTTTTCGAAGTCATGGAACTTCTTCTCACCAACTCCGGAAGCGGAGAATCCGGTCGTATTGACCGAGCCACGAGGTGGGGTAGAGAAGACGTCATCCTGCTTCTTCTGAGTACCAGGAGCCGAGTCGAGACCCATCAGTGCAAAGAAAGCCTTAGGCTCAGTCTTGGCAAGATTGGCAACAAACTCCCTGGACAGACCGAGGGACTTGGTCTTGGCTTCAAGTTCAGCAACGTAGTTGTCACCGTACTCAGCCATGAGACGGTTCTTCACCGTCGACACGTTGTTGGTGATCTGGCGCTCCTGCTCTTTGGCAGCAAGACGCTGTTCAATCACCTTTTCGATGTCCTCTGAGGAGAGGTTCTTCGTAGCGGTCCCTGCTTGGCCGTTTTCCGCAGCTGTTTGTGTGGCTTGCGTATTCACGTTCCGTTCGGAATTGGTGGTACTCATGCGGTCCATAAGTTCCTCAAGTTTAACCCGCGTATTCAGTTCAGTGCGGATGCCCGAGAGCTCCCGCTGGAGACGTTCAATAAAGGCATCTGAGTGGGCCTTAGCCTTAGCAAGCTCGGCAGCGTCCTTAAACTTCTTGCCTTCGCCTACGTACTCGGAGAGGTAGTCCTTGCTGGGGTCAACAATGACCGGCCTATCGCCGTTATCTTCGAAGATCTGCCCGTTGTCTGACGGGCTGTCTGTTGCACTAAAGAGGTCGTCTTCAGCAGCCATTCGTTTTTGGTCTCCACGAACTATAAATTAAAAGAATGAAAGCAGATCGAGGGTCTTCTTGATCTGTAGTCGCTGGCCCGAAATGTGAGCCATCGTAAGTGCCCAGCTAGGGTCCTTGTCGGGAGCGTGCAGTTGGGAATTGCTGAGGATCTTGTCTTCCTCTTCGAGAAGGATCTTGAGCTGTCCAAGCACCGTAGTGCTGTTTCGGATCAGTTCCTCAAGAGACTTTTTCTTCTCGGGATCTTTGACTGCCTTGGTCCAGGCAGTAGCGAGTGCTTTACTCATTGAGCCTGCTGGGGCAGTTCCGGCATATCAGGGCTTACGTCATCCTGGGACAGGCCGCTGGGAGTCATAGCCTCGACACCAACCTGTTCCTGGTGGGTGTTCTGCAGACGTTGAGCATCAGCCTGTTCTGCAAGACGGACAAACGGTTCAACGATCTTGTAGTCCTCAAGGTTGAGGAGCTCTTCAATCATCTCCGCTACGCGCTTGCCAGAGAAGTGAACGTTGACGCTGGGGTCTTGGCCCACAGCTGAGCCGAAGAACTGCGTGAGGTTCTGAATGACCTCAGCCTTCTCGGCAAAGTGACGAGCAGCCATCGGACGAAGACGGCCCATGCCAGTGATGTCTTCAGCAGTCAGCTGCTGGAAAGTGGCAAACTTGAACTGGTCGTTGAACGCCCGAATGGTCGTCTGACCCATCTTGCGGCGGGCCAGTTCGAGCATGGCGTTGAGGACGTGCTCGACCACCTGCTCTTCAAACTGGGAGATCTTGGACTGGAAGATACGACCAGCAGCCGATTCAAGGCGCTGAACTTCGTAGGCAGTCTTTTCACCAGGGGTACGGATGCCCATGGCTTCCTTCGGGGACCCCGCCATCTCTTCCATCTTCTGTTCGATGAGAGAGATTTCGGTGTTGACCTGAAGGGCCTGGACGTTGGGAGCCAGGAGCTCCACCTCACCATCGTCACCCATGTAAATGCGTTCCATGGGGCCGTAGGAGAAGTCTTCCACAAAGCCCTTCACACGGATGGGTGGGAAGACCGTAAGGTCCATGACGTCAGCCTTGAGGTTCTCAAGGTGGTCAATGCGGTACTGCATGCCCACGAGGTTATCGAGGGGGCCCATGGCCCACAGATTGTCCTGACGCACACGCCAGCCGCTGTGGAAGATGGGAGCAGTACCAAAGAAAGAGTCGTTAGGCTTCTTGGAGATGACCTTGTGGCGGTCGACAACCATGATCACATGGTTTTCCAGGAGCTCGTCCTGTTCGACGTCATACAGATCGCCGTAGAACGTCAGGACTTCGCAGTAGCCGGACTGCAGGTAGGTGAAGTAGTTCGTAAAGCCGTCGACCTGGAGGTAGCTGTCCTTCTCCTTGAGGTCAAAGGACGGCTGATGGGTCGAGGAATTGGAGTTTGCACGGTACCGCATGAGGTAATCGTGCAGATCAGCGATCTCCTGGGCGTTCTCAGGGGTCGTTTGCTGGTTCAGGAGCTTCTTGAGCTCACCAATAGCCACCAAAGAACGCACAATCTTCGGAGAAGATTCAAAATTCGGGGCAATCGGGTTGAAAACAATGTCCAACGGAGAGATACGGCGGGGCATCGGGCCCACATAACCCACCTGCTGACGGTCCTTGAGCAGCTTGGTGTTGTCGACCCACTCAACCGTGGCAAAGCAGTTGCCGTAGTCGATGTAGTCGAGGACCATCTTGGCAACTTCGTTCTTGAAATCGCTCCGGTCAATACACCATTCCATGTAGGACTCGATAGCGTCACGCTTGTTCTTCGTGTCGCTCTCGTCGTTGTCACCTTCCCACCACAGCCACTTCCGCTTGGGGAACAACGAAGCCATGTAGTTGGCATTCAGGTTGTCACGGATCTGGCACAGCTTGGGAATCGTGGTCTTGTTCTTCCACGGAAGCTGAGAGTTGGTCGTTTCAGTGGTGTCAGTGGCAAAGATGTAGCGGCGGATCTCATTCCACTCGCTGATCTTCACCTGACGCAGGCTCTGCCACTGCTGGAAACGGCGGGCAATTTCCACACCAATGTGGTCAGGGGCAATACCAAGAGCCTGGATGTCAAGGGTTTTACCCGCCATTACCTAATTCCACCAAATCGAGATGAGCCGTACTGGTTGCCCTCAGTGCGCTGCAGGCTCACAACGTTGCTGAGCTGGCGAGAGGGAGGGACGGCAATTTCAATGACAGATGCCAGGGCATCCTTGACGTCATCGTGAGGGGGGTTCTGCAGCACCAATTCCTCTTCGAGGCTTTGGCAGTTGCCACCAACGTAGTGCCATATCTGGCCGTTGGCGTACCGGGGCTGCAGAGCTGCTTCGATACGCTCTTCCTTGGAACCCATGTTACGGTTGGGTCGGAAGGCTTCGATCGTAAGAGCTAGTCCGTGCTTACGGATGTAGTTAGTTTTGAGGTCTTCGACAATGACGGCCTGGGCTACGGTCACTTCGGCCCTGAGCTTCCTGAAGTCCCACTTCTGGTGAAGGTGGAGGATGCGGTCAAAGTACTCACTAATGAGCTTTGACCTGAAGCGGTCAATATCGAGGATGTAGTAGTTGTGGTCACCATCTACCCCGACAACCACGATGGACGTGTAGTCAGCCGTCTTGGCTAGGGAGAAGGCAAAGTCAATGCTGGCAAAGACGTTGAGCCTGCGGTGCTTGTAGTACCAGTAACCGTTAGACCGGTTCAGATGATTGCGGTCGTAATACTGGAAGTGCTCACGCGGGATTGACGCCTGGGAAGCATCGTTGGGGTCGTTGTAGTACTGGGCCCGGAACTGTGTACGGTCTAGGTACTGAGCACGCTTCTTGGCCAGGATACGTTCGTCAAAGCCAAACCACTTGCCATCACCACGTTGCTGACGGGGCCACAGGAACTCGCCTGTGCCGTCACCCCTGTTCTCCACTTGGTATTCAAGCTTTTCGTACAGAGGTTCGGTGTCAATGATCTCTCCCTCATCGTTGAAGAGATCCACCTGCATCTCGACCATGTCGTTGTACAGGTCTCGAGGGTGGTACCTGGTGCCTACGACCCACTCTTGGGCGTCCGCACCTTCGATGGACGAGAGGAGGGAGTACTGACTTTTTGTCTTTTCGCGGCCTTCTTCGGTGTAGGCATTTTCTCGGACGACGACGTCATCCAAAACAGCCACGTCACAGTGTAGACCGGTAATAGAGGTAGTGAGGCCAGCAGTGAAAACAGTTGGGTCACGAACAGCTTCCGCCTTACGTTTCGGATGGTCTACCGAGATCTCGAACTCCGTCCACTTCTCACGCTTCCCTTCGTCAGGGTGGACCATGTCGGGCCAGTAGAAACGGTAGATGTCGGAGGTCAGGATGTCCTTGATGAACTTCAGCTGCTTGGTAGCAAGGTTCGCCGTGGACGAAATGTAGAGAACGCGGACAGCAGGGTTCCGGGTGATCAGCCAGGCCACTCGATACGCAATAAGAGCAGACTTCTGGTGATCTCGGGGCATCAAGAGCAGTTGGTGGCTCTTGGCGTCTTCCCTATTCCACCACCGGATCACTTCCCGGTGGCACCCACCCAGGACTCGACCAGGATGGACTAGCGTAATGAACTTTTCGAGGTCGGATTCAGCTGCTTCTCGAATTGCCTGCTTTTTGTCAGCAGGATTCATGAGTAAGTTACTTCTTACCCTTTTTCTTCATCGCCTTGGCATCCATCTTGGAGTCCTTCTTGGAGTTCTCCTTGATGCCCATCTTCTTATCCTTGGCCATGTCCTTCTTCTCAAACATAGCCATCTTCTTGGAGGGTTTCTTAGCCATTAGCGTTCAGAGCCTTTACGTTTAGTGGGCATCGGACCAGCCTTGAAGTTCTGGTAATTACCCTGTGAGTTCTTGGTGTAGGTGTAGCCGTTAGCCTGGTAGGAGGTCACAGCACCACGCTTGGTGGCCGTGTCACCCTTCACGCCCTTGTAAGCCGGGGGCTGCGTAGAGCCCTTCTTGAGAGGGTAATCTTCCTTACGAGTATTGGCGGAAGCCACAGAGGGCTTGGAGGCGTAATCTTCCTTACGCGTATTAGCAGAAGCCACAGAAGGCTTAGTAGCCGGAGACAAGCCTCGCTGGCCCTTGGCAGCTACGGTGTCGCTCTTAAACGACTGGCGGTCACCCTTGCGGGTGCTCGAGGGCGCCTGGTAGGGCGCAGCACCGGCACGAGCCTTAGGAGAGGCATTACGGTAGGAAACGATGGTGTCCTCACCGTCCATGTTGGACTTCAGGCGGGAGCGAGGAAGCTTGGAGTAGGCCTTGGAGTAGTCGATAGCCATTTCAGTTTACGTCCAGTCGTTTTGAATCTTCGAGGAGCCTACGGTCAGTAAGGGCCATTTCATCTGCAGCCCTTTTGACCTCATCCTTTGAGGGACGGCCTCTGCCGTGGGGCTTACCGTCTTCCTTTTCTACCCATCCCCGATCGACAAGGAATTTGTTGGCAGCAAAGGCATTCTTACTTGAAGACTCGGCTTCTGCCCTGAGGCCCCGGAGGGCGCGGGCTTTGATCTTGAGGGAGAGTTCCTTGCGCCACCGGTCCACATAGGGCTTGAACCATTCGCAGGCGTTGAGCATCTCCCAGTGCTCCCAACCGTCCAGGTACTCGTTAGCGAACTCGTACTCGGTCAGGTCCTCCATCTCCATGTAGAGACGATAAAGGCTTGGGAAGCCTTCGTGGTCCCAGTCCTTGAGGGAATAGACGACAGAGGATTTATCAGCCAAGGTAGTCTCGAAAAAGAGACCCTTGAGGTAACGTCCATTGGTGGAGTTACGGAACTTGGCCTTACGCTCAGGGAGAGACAAAGAAAAGACCTTAAGATATACTATAGGTTAAACTTTAGTTTCTTAAGGAGAGAAGGTATTGCTGAAGCTCATATTCCAACAATACCCTTAAGGCGCTCCTTAGGACTAGAGCTTTCCTTCAGCTCATACTATAAGTATATCATAGGTTGCTGAGAAAGTCAAGAGAAATCTTTAAGTTCAACCAAGGGAATTTCTGCTAGAAAATCTGGAGGTGCTATTCATTCTAAGATACAGCCCCCCAACCCCCCTTGTACCCCCAAGGGAGGGGGTAGCTCTCAGCATACTGGGGGTTGATGCTGGTGGTAGGGGGACTCTCGGTGCAATACACCTGGCTCCCTGTTCATATAGCTAAGCTGTTGTTATTACACAGAGTGTTCGCTTCGCGCATTCATCTTTGTCTAGGGTAGAGTCACCCATGGATTCACCCATGCTTTGCATGGGATCTCCATGGGTCCAATCGCCAGCCTTCGGCTGTCGCTCGGCAGGTAGAATCACCGCTGGTGGAATCCCTGCGCTAATAAAACTCTCTCTAACAGCCTTAAGGATACCACGCGAGCCAAGCCGTCAACCCCGCTCCGCTTCGCTCCGGGGGTTCCCCTCAAGGTGCAGCAAGTCGGTCGCACCCCGCGCTGTGCTTGAGTCTAGTTTGGTGTCTGTGAGGGGGTGCAACCGCGTTGCGCACCATCGGTGACTGCTTGGCGACCACGCGTGATGCCCTGGGGCTGTAGCGAGAGGATGGCTCTCGTCAACCTAGGAGAACGACAATGATGCTGAATCTCACCGGTCACGGCGAACTTCCGATGATTGACGAAGACTTCGACGA